CTTTTCAATTGAAGGCTTTACAGCGTCAATCTTCCCATCATCATCTGTGTCGGTGGCGACAACAAGCTCACCATTTTGGTGGAGCACTAGCGCGGCGCCGGCCGCAGTAGGCACCTTAACGGGTGTTTTCTTCTTGGGGTCGATTTCACCGGTGCCTTTCAGACCGGTGTCTACATCAAGGCCGCGGCTTGCTCCGCGGAATTTCCGTACAAGGCCGGTTGTGCCGGGTTCCACTGCGGGCTTCTTGCAGCCCAGTGTGTCTACACAATTAGAGAAGCCGGAACGTTTAAGCTCTGTAACAAATTTCTCTACGTGCTCGGGGTTATCTTTGATGACCTCGATAAACTTGGTGATGTTCTCGTGGCCATCGGGTTCAAACGTTAAAGGAGGGTCTTCGCCTTCCTCGGCTTCTGGATCGGCAACATGGCCGGTCTGTGCAACTCCGCCATCCTGATCATCGCGCCGAAAGGCGGATTGCTCGAGCAACTCAAACTGTTGTCCCGTGATCATCTCTTCGAATTCATCGATGATGGCCACTTCATCAATTTCTTGAACAATTGCGCGGACTTCTTCTGATGTCTCAGGATCCTTTCGCATCTCTTGGATCGTCTGACCCATCCACGTGGTTACTTCCGCAAGGACATTGTTGTAGACTGTGCCGCGTATTTGGGACTGCTTCTTCTTGCCCATGCCAAAAATCTCTTCGATCCTCGTACTGGAATACAGATCACTCTTAAGGTACGTTTTCCAGCCTTCGGATAAAAGCTTTTGTTCTTTATAGCTCGACCAGCTAGGCATCCTCAAGAACCTCGTTTAAAAGGCGGTTGATGCGGTCGGCTTTGAGAAACACTTGGTTAGTGTGGTCTTTCGCTTCCTTCATCATGAATGCTCCCGGGGTTGATGGTTCTGAGACAAAGTCAAAACAGATAAGCTGGAAGTCTTCTTCCACAGTCGTCTGGCCATTGCTCTCGGTGACTGAGCCCATGCCCCTCGAAGATATACCTAGCGTTACGCCAGACTCCACGAGAGAGCGGAGAATTTTGCCGGAGGGGGTATCGAGTACCTTAGCTTTTCCCATTACTGCTGTGCCCTCCCACCACACTTCGGTAATCATGTGGGAGGCATTCTTGAGGTTAATGACCGAGTCTTCAGGATGATCGAGTTCTCCTAAGGCTCTGCATTCTTTAACAAGCTTCTGGTAGTTCTGCATTTCTTTCGTGAGAACATTATGCGGATATACCCGGCCGTTACCGTTAACGGTGTCGGACTTCTGCATAATGCCAGAAAGGATCATACCTCCGTCGGCAATATACTGCTTCTCCTGCTCGGTGAGAAGATCTTTACAAACCCCTCCCTCGCATAGCGCATAATACTCTCTTAGTATTTTCTTACTCATTTTGATACCTCTGTTGTGCCGGCGCTACCGGCGCGATTATACAGCCGGACTTACAGAGTCTGACTGGCTGAAGCATCCACTTCTTTGTCCATATAGAATTCATCGTACTTCCTCGGGCGGCGCGCCGGCGGCGGGCGGGGGGCCGGCGGCGGGCGCGGTCTCGGGCGGAATGCCCAATGCCGCCTCAAGCTGGCCTAACTTCCTCATTACTGCATCATTCGGAGCAATCTTGTTCGCTCCGAGGTGTGAAATCACTCTTTGTAAGCGGGCGATGAGGGTGCGGCCGCGGCCGGTTGCACTGCTAATATCTTTGCGGGTTTTGCCGCTGCGAGAGGCCTGCGCCAAGGATGAGGCCGAGGGGCTGTTCTCTTCTATCGAAGTTATCTCTTCGGCTATGATATCTCTAAGCCTATTTTTGCTAATCTTCATAATTGGGTATCTCCATAGTTTGTGAATGTTTTATTCCCTTATCTCCGAAGACCGTGTTCAAAACATAAGATGTTCCAGACGAGAGCCACCCAAGAAGAAAGAAATTAGTTACTGTAATGTCAAAATTAAATAGTTCTGTAAACGGAGAAAGAAGCATTAAAAACCAACCAACATGAAAACCCATGCACATCGGGCAATGAAATACCTTCCCGTAGCCGCGCGCAGATTCTTTTGGTGGGCGCAGGCGCTTTATGATTGGGGCGTCACTGTAGACTAAAATTTGAGTAAGGCCGTACGCAATAAGCGTAAAAGTTATTAGTTCCATTTGCTTCCTATTCTAATGTGTAAAGATAGTTCATTGCGTAAGCATCTCTCACGAAACCTTTGCGCATAGAGCCCTGCTTGACCGACTGTGGGACTTCTCCGAGTTCCGTGGAATCTTCGTTGTCCGGGTCGATGTACTCGTCATCGGTCATCGACACTATCGCCTCGGTGGCCTCGAAGTAAGGACGCTCTTCTGTAATAAAATTAGAAATATTGAGTAGTGCCATCTTTGCCGCGCTCATGCCTTCAATCTTGGGGACCTCCATGGTCGCCTCAAAAGAACCATAAAATGCGCCGGCTTGAATGGATTCGGCAACCACGATGCCCCTTTTGCGTAAAAAAGTAAACAACCGGTTCTGGGCGCCGTACACATAATCGGAAATAACTTCCTTGGGAAAAGCAATAACTTTGTTTTGCCCAGTCGATAGTATAATATCAATATCGCCATGATCGAATATCATGAGATCGCCGCTTAAGCTTTTGCGGATGTCCATTTCAAGAGTCACTAACTTTTTGTTAGCCTCATCGCCTACTCTAATCGTTATTGCCATTGTAAATTTCCTCAACTAGTGATTGTGTCTTAAGTACTGCCATGAGTACTTCTTCGGTAACTTCGCTCTTGGCATAGGATGCGAGGCGGTCAACAACCGCGGCTGCCTTCTTGAGCATCTCTTTGTCGCTCTTGATCTCTTCGATAGACATTGCTTCGATCATGCGGCTCTTAAGGCGCGCGATCTCGGTGTTAAGATACATTTTAAGCTCAAGCGCGTTATCGTTAAACGAAGAAATATATTTAGTCAGCAACTCCTTCTGCTCTTGCAAAAGAGCCTCTCCATACTTGCTATTAAATTTCCCCACAAATGTTTTATAAGTGATGTTATCTATACCGGTGACGTCAACCTTGGGTGGCGGGGCAGAGGTCATAGCCTTAATAATCTGGTTCTCCAGAATAACGCGGTCTCTCGGAGATGTCTTGGACGAGAACATTTGTGAAATAGTGGCCAGCGTCTTATAGTTTGGAACAAAGTTATTGAATACCTCTGGGGATACACTTTTATTAACATCAGCGATCAGCTCACTCTGGCTATCAAAAAGACCATTGGCGTCAAGCATCCGGCTAACCATCTTTGCCTCATTCAAAATTCGCTTAGCCGTGTCCTCTGAAATGCCGCGGACTTCATAAAGCGACCGGTAGCATTCTAACTGTTGTTTAAGTTGCGAATCATCTCCGAAGTGCCTCTTGATAATTGAAACGACCTTATTACGTCGTGGGGCATTTTCCTTCAGTATCGCCACAGTGGCTTCTCTTACAAGGGCCTCATAAATAAATGCGGTGTTCCTCTTTTTATTATGCCTTGTTTTCATCTTTCTGCTCCATTAGTAAACTTTCCTTAGTGTCCAAGCCCTGCAGAAGTGTTCGAATAGATTCACTCACTTCAAACAGTTTAATTTCTTCTGATGCTTCCTTCAACGTATAAGTAGACTGCTCTTCTTCATAAATACCCACATTGGCGCCAATTGGCTTTGCTAAGTTCGTTATGTCGCGGCCGCCGGGGAATACATTTCGCGTGCCGCCGCTAGCTTTCTGATTGCCAGCGGTAGCATCATTGGCACGTTTTCGGGGTCCGGCGCCGCTTCTCCGGTCGTTTTTGCCGCCTTTGGCAGCATACGTTGACTTCTCATATTTGCGAACATCGCGGCTGCCGGGGGGTATAGCTAGAAGTGAAGAATCCTCACCACCGCCTTCGGCGGCGCCGGGGTCCGGAGTGGTGGCGGCCTCGGGGCCAGTATCGCCGGCGGGCATTTCAGTCGGGCCGGCGTCAAGTTCGGCGCCCATATCGGCGCCAAGGTCCGCGCCAAGATCGCCTCCAGCCATTCCGCCGGCGGCCATCGACGCAGCGGTGGCCTCGGCAACAGCCTGTAAGGACGCGTCGTGTTTGCGATCGTAATACATTTCGCGCTGGTTACGCTGGAATTCTTCATTGGACATGCCAAATACGTGTTCCATAACCCAGCGACGGGAGAAGTAGCCTTCAGTCGCCGATGCTGCAATGTCAAACTTCTGTTTCCAGTGCTCTAACTCTTGAAGTTCAGCTATCTTAGACGGATTGTTAAGCGACAAGCTAAAACTTAGCAGGTCATCTCCGCGGAATCCAAGAGTATAAAGGTGAATAATCCCAATCTTGGTAAGTTCTGCAATGATAACTCTCTGTAAGCGCTGTACTGTTCTCGCGAATCGGATGTCTTTCTGTGCGAGAGTCGCCTGATCTTCTCCGCCGGCTTCGCCCATGGACAAATATGCTGCAGGGATCTTAAGCGCGGAGAACAGCTTATCTCGGAGATACTTAATGTCGTCAATTGCTGTGATGTTCTGGGCGCCTGCTAGCGACTGGATCTCTGTTGCGGAGCCGGCGCGGACTGGGATGAAATAATCTTCTTCGATCGACATCGGGTTATAGCGGAGGTCAACGCGGCCAGTGCTAGGGTCCACAACAGAATGGCGCTTAAGCTGCGTAACGATTTTCTCCATGTATTGCTCAACATCTTGCGGCGGGATAGCGCCGACATCAATCTTAAAGACACGACGCTCAGAAGAGCGCACAACGCGGTAAGCCATCATGGCGTCTTCCATGAGAGTTAGCTGGCGCCAGATACGGCGAGCGGGCTCTAAAATTGAAGTGCCGTAGGGAAGGTATTTATCGTTTCCTAAGATGCGGAAATGGCAGATCTGCCAATTCTCAAACGTCATCCCGGCGGAGTTCCACTGGAACTGGACATAATTAGGGTTGGTGGAGTCGGTGCCTTCGAGCCTCTCAACCTCTTGGGGAGGAAGGGCAATCACAGACTTGATACCATACTTGTCGTCGATGTCCATAAATAGGAAAAAGTCTCCATACTTACACATCGTGCGGCTCCAGCCAAAAAGGTTATACTTAAGGTTCAATACCTGATCAAACAAGATAGTAAGGACTGCCTTAATCTCTTCATTCGAGCATTTAACATTGAGCATCGGGCGCAAATCAGAGTAGGTCGTCATCTCATCGGAATAAATATCCATGGTAGACGCAATCTCCGGCATATATTCCATCTGATCGAAATCTACGTAGCGCTCAGTTCTGCGCTGATTAGCAATCGCGTCAGTGGCAACTACGTCCAGAGGGTTGTAAAGCGACTTCTTGAACTGTTGACCGGATGCAGATTTGAATCGAGACCCGAATTTATCAAGGTGCTGGCGCCTAATCCGGCGGCCGGACTGGGAACGGTAATTAATAATCGGGCCAGAGAACAGCCTCGTTAGTGCTTTAAAAAGCCCCGATTGTGCGTTCGCTGGGTTCTTTCCCTTTCTGTTAGATCTCGCCATTTATATCCTCACTTTATGATCCATTTAAATTCATCGTATGTCTGACGAGCTTCGCTCATCCGATCCATAATGTTGTCTTTCTTATATCCATGCTGCCCATTAATCTGTGTGTTCATGCTTGTCCTAGAAGTTATAATCGCCGATGCAAAGGCTTTTTGATAATCCAAATCTCGGGCGCTTGTTTGAAGGGCGGTATCTCTCACCCAACATGCGATGGCCAGCGCCATGATAAGATCATCGTGATATCCCTTCATTGCTTGGGGCTTACCGTTTCTCCATATAAAAGTCTTCATCTCGTTGATTAAGCGAGAAGAATATACTTTAATTAGTTTATTTCTGATAAACTCCTCTAATTTCGCTATGATGAGTGGTCTTGTTTTCATGCTGGTCGAAAACCCCGGTACCGCAGAGTTGTGATGTTCCGCTTGGTGCTGTTCAATATATTCGTGCGTTGACTTTACGGAAAAATATAAGTTGGGATAATCATATTCTATCAGTTTATCAAGAACTGTGTAGCCAATATTGTTATTTTCTACTACCAGCATGCTGTTGCCGAACTCTCGGCCCACTTGGTTCAACATCCCGGCAAACATGTCAGGGGTTACTTTTCCCTGATATTCTCCGATTACCTCTAGAGTTTCTAGTTTGATAACGTGGAAGGTCGAGAAGTCTTCCCCGTCACCCCTTGCAACATCGGCCACCATAAGGTAAGTGCTGTTCTGGTCATATTCCTCCCAGATCCAGAAGTTGCGATCGAACCCGGTGCGATATTTGGGTTCTCTTACCTTGGATAGAAGCCACTTCATATCATCTGGATCGACTACTGTTTCTCCAGATGTGTTGAAATTACATTGTAGCTCTTGCGCGATTTGGCGCTTGGACATGTTCCTAGTTTCTTTCTCAAACCATTGCTGGTCACGGTCAGGGTGGACGTCCCAGTGTAATTTCGTTATGTTAAAGTTGTTTGTGCCAATTTCTGCGTCGACACACGTTTTATGAAACCAGTTACCTACGCCATTGGGAGTAGACAAAGCTATACAGCGGCCGCCTGTTGACAGTGTCGGGTACAGGCCCGTCCATAGATCACCTAAGCCCTCGATGTGGGCGGCCTCATCAAGCACCAAAAGTGACAGGGCCTCTGACCGGCCGGCATCGCCGGTGGTTGAGGCGGCTTTAATTGAAGATCCATTAGAAAGAATAAAAGACGTGCGGTTATCGATATCGATATTGGCTATACGAATCCAATCAGGAAGGTTCTTCATGATCTTCTTAACTTTGTTAACTAGGTTTCCGGCCGTCGCGAATTTAGTTGCCATAACGAGTACGGCTTTATCTCGATGGAAGAGCATCATCCACACAATATAGCCAGCGGTAATCGTAGAAATGCCAAGCTGGCGTGCTTTGAGAATCACATTAAAGCGATAATCGTTAAAGTCGGTAAGAAGAGTATCTTGAAAATCGTAGGTATTGAAAAGAATAAGCCCGTGCATCGGGTGTGATATACGGGCATACGTCTTCAAAAAATAAGCGGGGTCCTTGCCGCACTTTAATATTTCCTTTACTCTCTGTTTCTTATCTAATTGAAAAGTCATGCATCTTATCTGTACTTCGCCGATGCCGGGTGGTCGTGCGGTTCGTGCTGGGCGCCTTCTGGTTCCGGCTCTGCCGCTGCGGCGCCGCCTTGTTCAAACTTTGCAATCCAACGCAACGCGTACTTCAGTTTATCTGAAGGCTTCTGTCCGGGGAGATCGGAGTTCATGAGGGCCTCGTATAGTTCGTAATAGGCGTCTTCGGAAGCGGCCTGTTCTTCATCTGAGAGAGGATCGATATCAATAGAGCCGCCTGTAAATCTTGTACCTTCTTTAATAATGTCGGTCTTCTCGTCCATAAAGTAACGAGGATCAATAAATTTCTTGTTTTTTCTTATCATGATGAAGGACCTTCATCTTTCTTGCGGGAATCGTTGTCAGGGCGCTTTCCGCCTGAGCCGTCCCAACCGCCTTGATCGAGGAAAGTCTTCCAACCTTTGTCTAGGCGATCCTTGGAGGACGCTTCCACTTCCATATTTTCATCAAGGCCCCCGATCTTATAGTGCATCTGAGCCGTTACCCAAGTTCGCACGCGGGAAGAGTTCTCAACACGAACATCGACTTCGCCGGCCTCGGTCAGACTAACTGAATTGCCTGTAACTTTTTTATACTCTTTCTTAAGCCAGCCGGCGATATCAGCGATTCGCTGTTCTATCTCGGTCTCAAAGCCGGATGCATAAACTTCCTTCAGTCTAATCTCCGATTGATATGATAGGCACATATGATTCCCGTAAAACCTAACGTTAAAGCCGTCCATCACGCGCTGGTCGATGAGGGCGTTGCCCTCTTCTCTACGCAGAATCCCGGGCTTATCCGGCTCATAATCTTCGCCGAGGGCTCCGTCATATGCGTTGGCGGACGCTTGGGCTAAGCCCTGTATGATTTCATAAACTGTTGCCATTATTTGGTCTCCATCCTTTTAACCATCTTTCTTTCCTGCCTTCCACGTATTGAATATAACAACTATTGCAACAATCAAATTTAGATAGACATACATCATCCATTGATTTCTTTGGGAAGGACCCGCAGACAGGACAACATTTTAAAGATTCTCTATTAAGTAGTTTTTTTGAAACCTTTATGCCAT